GAGATGGTCTTGGCCTGAGCCTCGGCGCGGGCTTCGGCAGCCGACGCGAGGTTCTGGTTGTGGAGGTGACGCATGGCGGCGTTCACCGGGTCGAAGGGGTCGAAGTCAGGCTTGCTCATTTGGTCAGCGGGCGGGGGGTGGGGGAGAAGGCAGGGGCGGAAGGTGCGGAGGCCGCAGAACGGAAGCCAGAGGCCACGGCGCCGTCGTCGTCGAGGTCGACCGAGATGCCGCACGCGGTCTGGATGGACTGCCGGCGGATGTAGGTGATGGCTCCGCCGATCTGCTGGGCGGTCAGTCCCTCGGCCTTGACGAGCAGGGTGCCGAACTCAAAGCGTTCGCCGGAGCTGTGCAGGAAGGCGGTAGAGACGCCGACCTTGCCCTCCTGGCTGACGAGCGTCTGGATCAGAGCGAGGTCGTGGTCGAGCAGCACCGGCTTGATGGCGTCGAGCAGCGCGTCGAGGGAGACGTACTTGGCCTTGAAGGCGGGGTTGATTTTGTTGGCCTTCACGTTGTCCAGGGCGGCGAGCGCTTGGACGAGGGAGGCGGTGGCGGAGGTGGGGGGCGTGGGTTTGGTGCTCATGGTGGAGATTATTTGGAGGCGTCGGCCTTCGTGACTTCACCGGCCTTGATGGTGGCCTCGATGTCGGCGAGGGACATCCGCGTGTAGTCGGGGACGAAGAGGTTGTAGTAGGTCACGCCGTTGCGGACGGTCGGGGTCAGGAGGCGGGCGACCTTCTGATCAGGTAATACGATGTATGACGAGTCCGCGATGATGCGGTATTCAGTCGGAAGTTTGGAGTCTTTCTTCATGGGGAGATTAGTTGATGACGCCGCGGGTGGCGGAGTCGAAGATGAGGAGGGCGTCGGCGTTCCAGAGGGTGACGTCCTGCGTGGGGTAGAGTTCTGCGGCCCGGGCCTTCAGCTTGTTCTTCCACTGGGTCGTGGTCAGTTCGCCCTTGGTGCCACAGGTGTGCGTCTTCTGCCAAATGGCCGGGCGGATGCGGTGAATCTTCCAGCCCATCGCGACGGCGGCGCCGTAGAGGACGCCGGTGTTCCACATCAGTTTACCGATGGCGGAGCCAGGGATGTTCTTGCCGGCGAAGAGCGGAGGTTCTTCAAGGTAGAGCGAGACGTCCTTGGCCTTGCAGCTGAGATCAGCGAGGAGTTGGCAGACCTCGATGTCTGACGACGGCATTTTCGCGCACTCCACCGGGTCGCCGTCTGCCGACCAGACGATGCCGCCGTTTACGCCAGGGTCGATTGCCACGATGAGATGAGCCACGGCAAGACCCTTTAACGCGGCTTGGCTAAGGACAAGCGGAAAAGGTTGGCCACACGGAAAGCGTAGCCGTTCGCCCGGAAGCCTTGGGCCTGAGCGGCGGTCCATCCGACGTTCCAGACGAGCGCCATCTGTTCGGGGGTCGGGTCGGTCATGCCGATGCGGTGGAAGTTCGACCTGATCCAGCGGAGGTGACTGGCGGCGACCATGTCCTGCGCCGTAGCGTCGCGCCACTTAGACCAGGGGAAGGCGTAGTGGCCCTCGGCCTTGAGGCGGGCGGAGGCATCGTCCCATGCGGCCTTGCCGACCTGATACATGCCACGTTCACCGGCCTTGCCGATGGCCTTGCGGTTGTGCCCGGACTCGACCGCGGCGACGGCCTCGAGGAAGGCGGCGTCGGTCTTGGCCTGGGCGTTGAGCCCGAGGAGGAGCAGGGCGACGACGGAGAAGCGTTGGTTAAGGGTCATACGCGTCGGGGAACTTGTGATCCGGCGACCTCGAAGCCGTCGAGCTCATAGGAGTAGGTGATGCCGACCCAGCCACCGGCGGCGGCGTAAGCCTGGAGCGATACCTTTACGGCGCCGTCCTCGTGCAGGGCCTCGTGATAGTGGTGCAGGAGTTTCTTCATGCGGCTCGAGGCGATGGCCGACTTGGCGGAGCAGATGTCCCCGGTCATGATGCGCTCATTGATTTCATAGACCTCGGAGAGCAGGGCGACCATCCCGTCGAGGTGGCGGAAACTACTCATGGGGGTGGGCGTCGGGGATGATGGCGCCGCGGATGATACGGCTTTCCATGTCGGCGATGACTCGCTCGTTGTGCATGGCGACGGCGTAGGCCCGGTCGTGCTTGGCGATCCAATGCTCGCGGGAGTGGGAGAGCCGGGTGACCTCCTGACGGAGCAGGCGGTTCTCATCGTCGGTCTTGTCGGCCAGAGCCCGCAGCGCGTTGCAGTTGCGGTGCAGCTGACGGGCGATGCTCCAGGGGAAGAGCCACCAGAGGCGGGGGAGGGAGTCGGGTCGGATGATGGTCATGGGATGGTAGGGGCGGTGGGATGGGTCAGGCATGGGAAAGGGCGGCCAGGCGGGCCTTGCGCTTGAGATAATACCGGCGCTTGATGGCTGCGACCTTGTCAGGGTTACGCTTCTTCCATGCCTTCACATGGATTTGGCGTCTGGTTGGATTGCGGTATGCGCTGGCAGGCTGAGGAACCTTACCAAGCCAAGTGGTCTGGGTTAGTTTGATGTACGTTGCCAGCGTCTGCTCGTTGACTCCGAGGACGGCAGCGGCTTCTCGCTTAGTCTTCCGGGCCGCGTTGAGCGCCGCGATATGTGGCAGCAGACCCTCCAGACGGCGGGCGTTGAACAGGGCGATGGGCTTTAGCAGCGGGATGTCTCGACCGAGGAAGGTCACCGAGGTGACGAACTGGAAGTTGGCGTTAGGCATGGTCTTACTTCTGGCGGCGGTAAGGACCGCGCTTGTTGAGGTTGACCCACTGCGTCCCGGTGATGTCCAGCCAGGAGCGAAGGGTACCGACGGTGGTGCCGAGGGCTTCGGCGGCGTCGCCCTGCGTCTTGCCAGCGGCGTTCAGCGCGGCGATCTGCGGGAGGATGGCCTGAAGGCGTCGGGCGGCGTACTCGGCCATCGGGCGCTTGAGGGGGAGGACGCGACCGGCGAAGGTCAGCGTCTCGGTGTAGGGGTGGTTGGCGTTGGGCATGGTGGGAAGGTTACTTGGCGGCGTTGACGCGGGCGATGTAGATGTTCTCTAGGTCGTCGATAGTTTCTTGAATTGCGTCAAATCTCTGTTCGCTAATTTCGTGGCATTGATCGGGGCCAGAAAAGAAAGCCAAGTTATCTCGAGTCGTCAGAAGGTCGTCGATAAGTTGACGGAGGTGAGCGTTTTCGTTTCGCATCTGTTTTTTGTGTTCTGCTTTAGTCATGGTGGGTGGGAAATTAGCGGTGACTGCGGACGGCCTTGGCCTTGACCGGCTCCAGGCCGTTGATGGCGCGGGCCAGTTCAGGCCCGCAGAAGGTGACGACGGCCAGCCAGCCGAAGATGATGAGGAAGGAGAGGAGGATGAGGGACTTCATGGATATAATCGGTTAGCTGTTAGCGTAGGTGCGGTTGAAGTGATTGATGCAGTCCAGCATACCGAAGGCGTCGCTAATGCCATGAGCCTTGCGGTAGGCGATGAGCGCCGAATCGAGCGCCGGCTCGGCGGCCTTGAACTCTTCGCGAGTTTTGGCGGCGTTGCACGCGGCGAAAGCAGCAGCGAACTTGTTAGCGATCACAATCAGGTTTTTTGTAGTCATGGTTTTGGTGGTGCGATGACAACCCTAGGGGACTGTTCCACATTCGTCAAGAACCTTTCCCAAAAAAGAATAAAGAAAGTTCAGGAGGGTAAACCGACCCCTAGGTCGTCCCTAGCCTAGCCTACGGACAGCCCATTAGACCCCTCTGGCTTGCCCTAGGAGGCGTTTTGACGGCGGGAACGGAGGAAGACCGCCACCCCCACCCCTAGGCACCCCACGGCCAAGGCCCAGCCAAGGTCGCGGACGGACTTCAGGGCTAGGGTCGCCGTGCTCATGTTGCGCTCTAGGTCAGCCGAGTCAGACTTCAGGCCAGCGTCCGTCACAATCATGACCAGGGCGTCGGTGGACTGCAACTGGTCGAGGACGTATCCGGCGATGTAGGCCGAAGAGAAAGCAGAGACTCCCGCGAAGGCCGTGATCAGGGCGACGGCCAGCAGGAGGTTATCGCTTCCGCTTTGCTTTGCTGGCTTTGCCTTTCCCATGGGGTTTGAGTTTGGCGGTGACGGCTCCGACTTCCTTTTCTCCACGGGCCTTGATGTAGCGCATCAGGTAGTCGAGACACTCGGGGGCCGCGTAGCCGGCCGCACCGACGACTGCCATCCGCAGGCCCGGGCTTTGGATGTGGTCTTGGATGCCGTAGCCGACCAAGGCCGCAGTGATCGCGGCGGCGAGGACACGGCGCA